GACATGGCAAAGCTAAATCAAAAATATGCGTGTCTATGGAATAGGGAGCAAATAGACAGATGGAGCTACGACCGTATCAACACGAAGCCGCCGATTTCCTCTACGCCCACGACCGAGCTATGATTCTAGCGCCGGTCGGCGCGGGTAAGACGGCAATAACGCTGACAGCAATGACTGAGATGCTTCGTAGCGGCTTCGTGGACCGCTGGCTTGTGTTAGCACCTAAGCGTGTCTGCACTGACGTATGGAAACAAGAAGGCATTAAATGGTGCCCTGAGTTTGAGATCGCCATAGCTGTCGGCACGCCAGCACAACGCAAAGCAGCAATGGACTCAGACGCCGATATTGTTGTTACAAACTACGATAACATCGCTTCGATCGCGGGCAACTTTGACGGCATTGTATTTGACGAATTGACGCGGCTTAAAAATCCCAGCGGCAAACGCTTTAAAATTTTAGAAAAAATGCTTGACAAGTTTGATATTCGTTGGGGGTTAACAGGCTCTTTTACGTCAAACGGTCTTGAGGATGTATTTGGTCAATGCAAAGTGATCCATAAAGCGATCTTAGGACGGTCTAAGGGAGCGTTTATGCAACAATACTTTCGTTGTATTAACCGCGAGTATGGTCAATGGGAACCGCTGCCTCAGTCGCTTGATTACGTGATGAAGCAAATAAAACCTTGGACGTATGTGCTAGAGCCTGGCGAGTATAGAGATAAGTTACCGCCGCTGCATACTGTCAGAATGTCGGTTGATATGCCGGATAGAAAATCATATGAGACTATGAAAAAGGAGTTTGTTCTTGAGCTTAGTCAAACGATCACCGCTGCGACCGCTGCTGCTGTCACGAATAAGTTACAACAGCTTGCGGGCGGGTTTGTCTACGGACCCAACGGTCCTGAATGGATCTCCTACCACAAATTTGATGTTTTGGGCGAAATTTTATCTGAAAATCAGCGCGACAATACGATCATCGTCTACAATTACAAAGAAGAGCTAGCCGAGATACAACGCCGATACCCGCAAATGCAAACTATAGATGCGCCTGACGCCGTCGAACGGTGGAATAAAGGCGAAATAGAAATCTTAGCTATACATCCCAAAAGCGCCGGGCATGGATTGAACCTACAGTTTGGCGGCAACAAGATTGTTTTTCTGTCAATGCCTTGGTCATTAGAATTATATGAACAAACAATCGGACGTTTGCATCGGTCAGGCCAGACCAAAGACGTATGGTGTTACGTTATCCTCTGTAATAAAACTATTGACGAACGCATATTTGCCAGTTTATATGACAAGAAATCTTTAGCGGAGTTAGCCCTAGATGAATTGGCGCGAAATTAACCAGGCCATCGCAGGCTTTACAGAACAAGAGGTATTGGACCTCTTGGAGGACGAGCGCCATAACGCTCGGCGGTCCACAATACTCATACGTCTACACCAGCGATATACAACGCTGCGGGCGACGCGAGAACGGACTGAATTGTTAAAGGGAATAGAAAATGAATCCACACGATCTATTAAAGCAAGCAAGTGATCTTATTGGAGAACGCGGCGCTGATTACGGGGGTATTGAAAATAACTTCCAGCTTATAGCCGATCTTGCCTCGCTGCGTCTTGGTCGTGATATACATCCTTATGAAGTGGCGGTCATAATGGTGTGCGTCAAAAACGCGCGTAACTTTGCTAACCCAACGCATACAGACAGCCGCCTAGACGCCATGAATTATGAGGCGTTTGCGACGATGTTTGCAAAAGATTACGAAGATCAAAAATCAAACGCTGGCGCTGATATTGACTACAAGCGCAAGCGCGATTTTAGGGCGGCAGTTGTCACTAAGCTTAATACTAAGCTTGACCTTTCACATTTGGAAACTGTGCAAGCTCCCCGGTCGGCAGAGTCTTAAAACTACGTCGCACAGCGGCCAGCATTAAAATAGCTTCCTTGCGTAGATCCTCATCTTTAATATGAGCGGCATACGCAAGGAGTTTTGTAAACGAATTACAACGTGCGGCTACCGGATCTAATTCGGCTTCCTCAATAATGTCTGGGCCGTCATATAGATCTTCATCGTCTTCCGTCATGATTTCTTCCTTTTTTTAGAAGCATCATATTCTCTACGGAGCGCGTCTAATATTAAGACACCCTTTTCAATTGTCGGCGCACAGAACACGCGCCCGCGTGACGTGCCAGCTTCTCTAGGGTCTATAATTATTAAAGCTGCCGGGTGCATGGGCATCTTTTTAAGACCTAATGACTTAGCGTAGGTATCGGCCACCTTATACCCTGACACCCGAACAAGTTGAGCGGCGGTGCCATCGGGCGTTATCATGCCTTCATCGCCGCCGATATGCTTATGACCTGCGATAAGAAGATGGTCACGGAAGCCAGCTATAGCCTCACGCTTTGGACCGTGCATAGAGTTCCAAATTGAGTGGCCTGGAAAGTCATGACGTGCATGGACACGCGTCTCTGAGCCATCTGGATGCTGAAGCGCCAGTCTTACGCCATGCTCTTCATACATGGACCCCGCTTGTTTCGCGAACCACGAAACAGGATCTCCTGACCCCGTCCATAGGTCATGATTTCCGGCCAAAATAAATAACCATTGGACCGACTTGACCATCCATTCAACGAGCGTCCAAGATTCCCTAGCGGTGATGGATTGGTCAGCATACAGCCGAGCGAGACGACCGACCCAGTTGTTTGCCAGGTCGCCAATATTACAAGGCAAGATATAAGGATGGCTACCAGCCAACTCAAGATGAGACTTAAGCAGCGCAAAGGCACACCCCGGATCGTCAATATGCGGATCACCCATACATAGCAGAGCTACGGGGCCGTCAATATTAATTTTTACTTTAATTAGATCACGGGCTTCATCGGCGTTAATGATTCGCTCGCTTTCAGATAAGCGATCACGAATTAATTCATCAATTTGACGCGTGCGATGAGGGAGTTTTGGCTGTTCAAATTTATTATATTTTAACATTAAATAGCGAAGGCGATGGCGGTCTATGCCTAACTCTTTCGCCGCTTTACTAATATGATACCGCCCAGATGGTTGTTTGTGCTTTTTGAGGACTTGCTCAACATCACGGGCGGTTATCATTTGCGAAGCCAACCACATTTGAGTGCGGCCCCGACCGCGTTATGCTCACGTATTTGAGCAATCGTAGGGGCCGTATCATGCCGCGAATAATATATCGCCCTCGCGGCTTGGCAGAATGATACGTGGTCAGTCTCGGATGAAAGGGTCGTTGACTGGCACGCTGTCAGGCTTAGAGGCAACATCAGCGCGAACAGCTTCGCGGGCAGCGATAGCAAGTTGAGCTTCATTGGCTTGCGCCTTCATGCTTTCTAATTGAGCCTGTGCAATACCTGACTGCACAAGTTGTTGTTCATGCAGCCAGTTAAAAAAGTTAACAATCGCAGACATAAGCCCGCCAAGCAGACTAATGATTGCAGTGGTCATGCTGTAGGACGGATGATCTTAATAATACCCATAATCAAAACGCCAACCGTTGGGACAAGCGCACCAATCTCAGAAGCGTGCGGCAAGAAGCCAATGCTGGCGATGACAGTAGCAAGACCTGAATAGGTTGATTGCTCAGAAATGCGAGCCATGATCCAAGATGTGATATTATTCATACTTATCTCCTATTAATTGACGCGCGCTGCTTGGAAGTGCATCCCGTCTTTACTTCTGCCCGACCAAGAACCACCCCAAGTCCAACCTTCGTCCTCGAAGGCTTTTAGGACTTGAGGCACTTTTGCAAAGTGCGGATCTTGGTCGTGAAACCAATTCCGGGGGGCGTCAAGGTCAATAGCACACCCATATGCGTGCATTGACAATACGTTACCGCCGCGCATTACACGATAGTTATATGACCCTGAAAAGACAGAGACGCCCCAATCGTCGATTATTTTTTGATTTTTGCCAGATGCAAGCCATATTACGTCAAAAATCCGTGACAAACTGTCCGCACATTTTTTATTTATGGCGATTGACGTGATCGGCTTGCCAGCAAACTGCATTTTAAACGGCGGGCTGATTCGAATAAGGTTAGCTTTTTCCCATTGCGCTGATGCGCCGCCGTTACGACCGCGAGGATTGCCATAGAACGCGTCGCATTGTGATTGAAGAGGCCAGGTCATCGGTCTGCCTTTTGAGAAATGAGATCTTGAATACGATCTAATTTAGAAAAGATCGCATTGAGCGATGTATTGAACTCATCGCGCGTCACATAGCGGCCAGCGACAAGCACTTCAATTGACGCGACCTTATCGACAAGCGCCTTGTCAGCCGTCTGAAGATCCTTTAATGACCCCCAGATCGTGTTAAGCACCCATCCAAAAGTGACGCTCACTATCGCCGTGGCGACGTTAAAAAAGAACTGATATTCGCTCATTTTCATCTCGCCATTGCGTTACGGTTTTCAGGAGCCATCACATTTCCAAAAGTAACCGCCCCCGAAATCGCTGGCGGTATAACTGTCTTTTTAGTTGCTGCTTTACGAGCGCGAATATTTTCGACGCCTTTTTCAGTGGCTTTAGAATATTCTTGCGCCGCTGTCAGAGCTTTCTTAAACTCAGCAGGATCAAGCATCTGCATGCCGATCTCAGTAGCGAGCTTTTCATCTATCTTACCGAGCGAACGTTTGACGACTGTATTAGCAATAGTCCACACACGGTTAAGTAAGTTAAGATGCGAAATAGACCCGAGTTTGCTACTTGCTAATTCTTCCGCTGATGGCGTTGCCGCTTTACCAAGATCCGCCTGTTCTTTAGCGAGCTTAGATCGACGAAACTCGTCACGAACGTCATTAACAACTTTCATTTCTTCAAGGCTAAAAACGTCTTCTAATTTATCAAAAAACGTCTGCCCCGTAGCTTTTTTAATTGTCTTAGGTGCTTCTTCAACAGCACGCGCAAACATACCGCCGCGTGTAGCGCCCTCAGTAACTGGCTCCGTAAGCGCTTTCTGAAGTTGCTGTGCTACTTGCATTTTATTGATCGGTTGGCTTTGGGCCGCATATTTTGATCTTGCCGTCTCATATTCAGGAACTTTTTTAAGCTCCTCAATAAATTTTTCTCGAGTGCTTTTTATTGCGCCCGCTTCAGCCGCGCCTATGCCAAACTGTTCTGGATCACGAATCATATCATCCAGCGCTAATTTCACCGTATGCAATTTAGCCATAGGCGTCTGTGCGCCACCACGCTCGGCGGCGATATTATCTGCTATGCTAACTGCTTTTTTCATCGACGGGCGGTTTAATAATTCTTCAGGTATTTCTGGCGCGGCTTGTTTAAATGCCTCGGCATAATTTTTCTTTGCCTCAACATCGCGGACAGTCTTAGCAAATTCTAATTGTTCAGGTGTCCCCGCAATTCGTCCAAGTTCAGCAGCGCGTGCTTGCTCTTGAGCCATAGTAGCGGCGCGTGCTTCTTGTGGAACTTGCTTCATCGCTGCTTGTGCAAATGTCTGAAGCTGTGGCGCGTTAACGTCAGCAAGCGCTTGAGGCACTGTCATACCTGGGCGTGCAGCCGCAAGAGCATTAATAGCCTCCGGCGTCTGAGCGCCAAGCGTTTCCATATACGCCCGCGCTTTAGGTGCAAAAGCATTGCGAGCCATTGGATATGCGTGTTCCGCTAATGTATATGGAATAGCACGAAGCGGTGCAGTAATCGCACCAGCTCCTGACAGATTCAGAGCTGTTGAAACAGGCGCTTGTTGAAATGTTTGAAGAGGAGACTGAAGAAAACGACCAACGCCCCGCGCTACACCTGATAGTGTTTCAGCCGGGTTAGCCACCGCTTCAGAAACCCCTTGCAACGCTTGTAAAGGATTTGTAGCTACATTATACGCGCCTTGCCCGATGTTCATTACATCTTGAGGCACATTGCCAAGCGTCGTGTCTATGTAATTTAATATGCCGCGAGGCCCCGGCATACCTTCATACCCTGCCGCGCCATGTTGCGCTGCTAATGTTTCATAGTCCGGTGTTTCTGTTGCGCCGCCGTGTTGCGCCGCTAATGCGTCGTAGTCCATCAAAGCCCCGCAGCTTTACGGAACGCGTCAGCGCTCGCTTTATCTTTAAATGTATATGTCTTACCATTTGGTGCAGAGACTGACAGACCGCCTGACGGTGCAGCCGCTGCTGGCGCTGCTTCTGTAGGTTGTTCAAACCCAGCATATTTGGATAGAACTTGTTTGACTTGGTTCCATGCCGCAAGACGCTGATTAGCTGGAATAGACGGGTCGTCAAGATTACCAAGTGTTGATTGAATGAAGTTACGATCTTCGTTTGATATACCTGCGCCGAGCTTACCATTAAGTTTCTTAAGAATAGCGTCATTAACAATGGTTTTGATTTGTGAGATCTTTTCCATACCTGGCGTAGCTTCGCCGGTAAGATAGCCAACGATTCCGGCTGCAAGCGATTGAAGGCCGCCGCTTGTTGACCCCATAATAAGTTTAGAAATTTTATCTTCACCTGTCTTAGGATCGTAACCCGCCGACTCAAGCGTATCTTTACCAAACTTCTGATTATTCGCTTCGACACTGCCGACAGGATATTCAGGCGCAGCCGTTACAGGCGTCGGCATACGAGCAATAGGCATTTGCGGTTGCGCTATAACACCAGCAGGAGGCCCGATAGGCGTTGCTGGCGTGACAGCATTAGCGCCCGTAACTGGTGAAACCATAGCGTTCTGAACTGGGCCTTGACCGCCATATACGGCGTTAAATTTATTGACATACGCTGGAGTAGTCGTGCCGAGAATGTCGGCGCGATTCCCAGCTTTAGCTAATGGTTTTCCAGAAAACCATACTGATGCGGCGTCTTGAGCCGAACCATATTTCGCAGCATTACGCGAAAATTGATCTTCAAACACGCGTTCTTGTGCTTCAGGGCTATTTAAAAATTGTTGCGGCGTCAAACTGACGCCAAGCGCCTGCTTTGTCCATTTAGGAATATTTTCACCCATAACTTGATATTTGCCATGAGCACGGTCGCCTGACTTAGTAACTGGACCAAGCGCGCCATAATCACCGCCGCTTTCAATGTTGGATATAGCAGCCTTTGCGGCGGGCATGTTAATGCCGCCTTGAAGCATTGATGGCGTAACCGGCGTAAGTTGCCCGGTCGTTTCATTTTGAAGAAACTGACCTTTATCGCCAAGATCAACAATTTTTTGTTTACCCGGCGCAGTAACTTCTGTGCCCGGCACAACTTCAGCGCCGCCTTTACGTCCAACACGAATAAACCGCGACGTATCGCCAAAATGCTGTTGAAGAATTTGTTCTTTATCATCTGAGGCTTTAGCCATCAGATCGCGAATATGCTCAGAATCAAATTCTTTTTTTACAATTCCTTCAACGCCGGGATATGCTGCTGTCGCAGCCTGACGCCATGCGGGCCATGTTTCTTTTGTGACCGCAGGAAGAAGATTAACAAGCGCGTCATAATGTTTGGCCGCGCGCTCTTGTTCTTTAGCCGCCGCTTCTTTAGTAGCTTGGTCTGCTAATCGTGCTTCTTTAGTGGCAGTAATACCAGCTAATAAATCTTTGCGTTCTTGGTCTGCCTGACTTTCAGCCAATGCTACACCTTGAGCATAAGACCCCATAAGATTCAGATTAGGAACCTGAAATTCTGGAACTGGCTGATATTGAATTGGCATTATCCGCGCGCCTTCATACCTAGATAAGTTGCACCCGCACCGAGAGCTTGACCCGCAAGCTCGGCCATCAAATTTGTTGGTCCCATATAAGCAGACGCATTAGCCGCACCTTGATTAACATATCCTTGACCAAGATTCTGGCCTAATGCGTTATAATTAGACGCAAGCTGATTAGCTGCGCCTGTGTAGGTGTTGGCTAGATTAGCGGCAGTGTTACCATAAACGCCTGCTAATTGTTGACCTGTTCCGGTGTAAACATTTCCAAGATTAGCGCCGGTCTGACCGGCCAATCCTGTGGCTTGATTAGCTGCGCCTGCACCTGTGCCAGCTAAATTCTGCAATGCGCCAGTCTGTAACTGAGCCTGCTGCATAAATCGCTGATACGCGTTTTGATATTCTTGACTGGCGGCGTTCTGACCGTAATTTGTCAACGCTTGCAACGCGCTGCCACCGACACTTGCGCCGCCAAGACCCGCAGCTATAGCGTTCTGCGCTGCCTGCTGACCCTGCTGGAACCGCCAAGCATAGCTTGGGTCCATCTGAAGCTGCGCGGCTGTTGGCATTTGACCATACTGACTGCCTGGCGCATACATCGCCGCAAGCTGATTTGTGGCCTGCGTGCCCGCCTGCATATACGGCTGCTGATAACCAACGCCTTGATTATAATAATCTTGTAGAGCGCCTAGCGCGCCTGTTTGCCCCGCCTGTAACGCATTGACGCCTTGCGTCTGACCTTGTTGAAGAGCGCCTGCTGCCTGCTGTTGTCCTTGCTGAATGGCTTGCTGGGCCTGTTGAGCCTGCAAAGCCGGCATCATCATGGCCTGTTGAGTGCCCTGATTTTGAGCGTTAGCGGCGGCAGAAAATCCCATTTTAGTTCTCTCTTGCTACGGTTCCGTCCTTTTGAGACACGTAACCTAGTCTATTCAATATATTATACATGAACTCATGCCCTGGCGTAACGCGTGTAAATTGCATATCAGCCAGAATTTCTTTCAAGAGTCCTTTTGTCAGCCAGCGCTTGCGCCATTCAGGTAATATAGATACATGAGTTTCGCCATTTTTGGAATAGATGGCTCCTATAACCGTTTGATCCTTTAAGATGGCTTTTATATCCCAGTCCTTTACAATCTGAGTGTATTGCTCAAAAGTCATCGATATATGCCAATCTGTCGCCTGATAGCCGACAACCATAGCCTCATTTCTATGTTTTGATGATGTATAGCACGCCATAGTTCTTTGGCTTTGTTTCCGTGCCGCCGGTCGTGGATGCTTGAATATTGGCGGTGCCAGTAGAAGTTGTAGTACTGCCCGTAGCGTTAACAAAACTACCCGATGTAGACGTGGTATTCCAAACAAGAGAACTATTTGATTGAGCTATGGTGTGAGTATGACCAGAATCCGTATGCGTGTGGTTCAAATATGTATCCGCTGCGTATGCGCCTACTGATGGGCCAACCGCGCCGCTAGAAGACCCCGTAGCATTGGTGCCAGTACCGCGTAAAAACATACCGCGAAGGTCGGGCACGTTAAAAGTCGTAGACCCATCGCCAGTGCCCCAAGTTGTGCCGATGGCATTATAAAGCGTTGCATAAGTAGAGCGTGAAATAGCCGCGCCATTACAAGCGAGCCAACTTGTCGGTGCGGATGTGCCTGCAAAAGGCATAATCATACCTGACGGCATGACTGTATCAACATATTGTTTAGTGGAAGCCTGAAGCGCTGTAGTGGGATCGGCGGGTAAAACAATCGGGATTGTCGCCGTAGCGTTTGTCGTATTGATCGTAAACAGCGTCGTGCCGTTAGCCTTAAGAACTATACTACGAGCGCCTTCAGCCGAATAATAAGAGTTAGATCCGTCAGCCGATATAATCGACCGTGCCACACCCGAATTAGATAGCCAGATCGCGCCATTATTAGCTACGTCTAACGCAGCGCCAGGAGCGGATGTTTGAATACCAACATTGTTAGACGCGTTGACAATAAAAGGAATTAAATTAGGGTCAGCTGAATTTTGAGCGACAAAAATAGCGCCTGTGCCGGTCTGAGTAACTTTAAAAGCCGCGCCGCTACTGTTCGATGAAACAGTAACGTTGCCAGACAAAACCGGCGACAGCGCCGAAGTAGGAGCTGAAATATTGTCAACAGTCCAGATCTCAGTATTGGTAGAGTCACATAATTTAAACTTATACGTCGCCGCTCCAAGCCAGACGTTAGCCTCGCCTCTCGCGTCAAGAACAATAGGATTGCTATTAGCCGTTCCACCAGAGCTATCCGTATAGGTAGCTGATGGTGTCGTCGTGCCTGCGGCGTAAGTGTAAAGCAGACCACCCGCAAGAGGGATGCCTGAAGCAGCAAAAAACTGCATTTTTGCGGCTGGTGTAAGAACAGTCATTTATGCACCTACAATACTTGTGACGGTTATAATAGCCGAAGGAATAGCTGGAACAGGGCTTGAATTACTAAACGCTGTTATTTTTACGTTTGTGCTGTCAGTAGACCACATAAGACGAAAATAATCGCCTTTTTGTAGGTTTAGCACAAAATTCCACGCAGCGACAGACGCGGCGTTAGATCCTTGAAGAGTGACTTTTGTGCCTGAATAAGGCACTGACGTTCCATTAACATCAGCCCAAATATAGACATTTTGTGCGCTGCCGCTTGAACTGGTTAACTGTAATGAAAACTGAAAGTTATATGTGCTTGTAGTGTCTACATAAATGCGAGACGTAGGCGATCCGACATAAACGCCATATTGCAGAATATTATTGGACGCATCAACATAAGCACTATTAAAAGTAACGGCATAAGCTGTGTTTATAGCGGCGGCGCTTTGCGTTGTTGTATCATAATATGATCCATATCGCTCACCAGCCTGAACAGCTTGGTAGATATTAAACAGCCACGTATACCATGCGCGCGAAACGAAATTCGTAGCTTTATCAATAAATTCAACGCGCGGCGCAGGAATTTGTGTGTTGTTGGGATTTACGTTAGGCATTGGTGCCGTCCACATGCAACTCTGCACCAACGATAGCTATTTTGACCGGATCAGTTCCTGACACCTCATACACGCGGTCGCGGAGCTTTGTTGTCATGCCAAGACGTCGCCAGATGGTGCGGTAGCCTGTTTGACCGATTTGCCCCATAGAACGCCAATGTTCATTAGACCATGTATGCCCCCCGTCATCCGACCACCGCAGCATGACCTGTGGATCAGCGCCATTCGTAACGGTATATTGAGTGTAGTTACGGATTGTTAAAGCAGACCCAGAACGGTCAAGGATGAAATTGTTAGCGCGGTCATAAATATAAATAATAGCATTGACTTCATCCTGACTATAACCGGAAATCCCTACACCTGTTTCGCAATCAAGCTGAAGACTATGCTGCGCTGAACGATTTAGATCATTTTGTCCTGTAGGCAACGCTCGCCATGACCGTAACCATTTTTGAATTGTTCCAGCTTCTGAATAAACATTTAAGTCATATGAATAGATAGCGCCTGCGCGATAATCGCCGATGACGTTTGTGTTATTAAAAAACATCTGACAATTACCGCGTTGCCGCGTGAACGTGTCGTTATCCCACCCAGCACGCTCATGCCAGGCTTGTGTGGCTACATCATAAACCCAAGTTCTATCTGCTGTTGGAAAGTTTAGCACATAGAACGAATGACCATCTTGCTGATATGTATAAGCTGTAGCGTCAGAAATTTGTGAGTATTGTTGAATCTGCCATTCAACAGCGTGCGTTGAAATGCGCTCCCCAGAATAACCATTAGAGCGATAAACTATACCTTTACCGCGCTGATCTGTGCCAAGCCAAAAAATGCCGTTATCAAGTTTAGCGACAGAATAAGCTGCTGCACAACCGATCTCATTAAACGCTCCTTGAATACGCGCTAATGGAAAAGTCGGCAAACCTGCGTCATACCAAACCTCAACTGTATAAGACCCGAATAACCAAACCTCGCGATGATCGACGATCAGAGTGACAAGATTATCTGGAGCGCCATCAGCCGCCGCATAATTTAATGGCTGTATAGTCAGGCCATCTTGAAGATTTGATACCCAAAAATTCTGCGTTCCTGGCTGGTTATAAACAAAATATCCATCAAGATAACCGACACCTACAGCGCCATAGAAGTTGGCGCTTGTAATTTGTGAAAATGTAGTTGTAGATGTATCGTAAATATACCCATACGTTCCCGCAGCAATATAAACTTGCGTATTATTATTGGACATATTGACAGGGCCAGAGCCTGCTACTGTGCCTAATGATGTCGGAAGCCAGTTTGTATCGACGCGGTAGAACGTATTGCCAGAGACGACATAGCCGTAATTACCAAATGCCCACAGACCGCGAATAGGACCTGCGCCAACAATAGCAAGAAGTCTAAGACCTGGCGCTCGTTGTAGCCACGCGGCCTCTTTACCGCCTTCAGGTATAATCTCAGGGTAAAGATTTATCATGCGGGCGTCTGCCGCATTGACTGATCTGGTTACATAAGAAGAGCCGAGGATAGGCGTCTTCATTAGTAATTGCCTGCATAAATGTTAAAGCGCTGGCGGCGTTGCATCATGCTGTAAGGCAACGCCATGACGTCGTCAGGATTATTGACGCGTTTCAGATCGCGTTTTGACGCCATAGCGATGCGGCTAACTGTAGGTGATGGCTCGACGCCAAACTCAGGAGCAATTTCACAAGCCAGATTATATTTAAATGCGCGTAGATAACCCGGCGGAAATAATAAAGGCGTTGCCAATGTCGCTGGCGTATCGAGCGTAGAAACAGAAATAAAATGCCATTCCAACACACGCGTCGGAACAGGATAAATGCTCATCGTAATGTTAGGATATGTCATGTTGACAAATATGACCTGCGGATAAGTGCTGGTCACAGTCTTAACGGCAATACCATCATATTGCTGTTGATTAATGATCTTGATGCCAAATGAAACGTTTGTTGACGGATCTCTAAAATATGTTGCGTCATCTAACCGGATAGGCCGATTGCCAACAAAGTCGCCAGTAGGGCCAAGCGTCTGAACACGAAAGTTTGGCGTCCAAAGAAATGTCTGATCTTGAGTGCAAAAGACTGACAGACGCTCGGTATTCCAAGAGTCTATCATCTGATTCATAGCTGCTAAGGCATCATTAGCTGTCTCAGAAGAAGGCGTTTCACCTTCAGCCAGCATCCCTATCAGTCTCAGGGCGCCGCAGATCTGGTCGTATGCCGAATACGTTGTCATCATCTACCTTTTGTCTGCGCCCGCGTCGCGAAACTATAGCATTGGTCGGCTCTTCAGTCACCTCACCGGGGACAAATTGATCCCAACCATGTTCCTCGTCATGCGCCACTTCGAGATTAGATGTAGCGACTTTTACGCCATGAATAGGATGACGAAGATAATAAACAGCCATATTAACTCCTATGAGGGCCAGGCGACCCGTAGGTCGCCCGTGGTATTAGTATTAGGACGCTACCAGCGGA